CGCGCTCAAGGTCAAGCCGGACGGGCGGTGGAAGGCTCCGGTTGTCTGCGTTGTAGGAGCGCGTCAAAATGGAAAGTCCACGATTATGATTGCTTCAATTCTGGGACGAATGTTTCTCTGGGGCGAACCGTTGCAATTAGGATCCGCGCACGTTCTCACGACATCGCTTGAAACGTTTCGCCACGTTGTCGGACTTATTGAAGGCAACGACCGACTAGCCTCCGAGGTTGCAAAGATTCGATGGGCTCATGGATCCGAGGAAATACAATTAAAAAACGGTTGCCGGTACGTGGTTAAAGCGGCAAACGCGGCGGCTCGCGGTTTCGCTAAACCGGAAACGGTTTACATGGACGAGACTCGTCAATTAAAAGATACCGAGGCGTGGTCTGCTATGCGATATACCATGATGGCGGCAAAGAATCCTCAACTCTGGACATTCTCCAACGCCGGAGATCAGCACTCCTTAATTCTGAACCAACTTCGTGAACGCGGCATGGCGTCGGCAGCTGGAGGCGATGACGATATTGCGTACTTTGAATGGTCTGCCTATTCGGACAAGATTACCGATGAGAAGAATTGGATTGCAAGTAATCCGGCACTTGGTCACACTATCCATGTTGATAATATCCGCGCCGTTCTCAATGATCCGCCCGACGTGGTGCAGACCGAAGTTCTCTGCCGGTGGGTTCACACAATATCGAGCGCGATTCCACAGAAAGAATGGGACGAATGTGGATCCGATAGCGCAGATCTTGACATTGAGAAAACTACCTGGCTTGGAATCGACTGCTCACCGGATCGCAGGGACGCGGCTCTCGTTGCGGCTCAAAAAAATTCCGACGATACTTTCACGGTCAAATTGCTTCACACTTGGCACAATCCAATAGCACTCGACGATAAAGCAATTGCTAATGACATCGCGCCTTATGCCAGAAAATATCTTACGGAATACGTCGTATTCTCTAAGCGCACAAGTGCGGCGGTGGCGGCTCGTCTGCAACCGGCTGGCATTCCGGTAATCGACGTCGACGGAAATGCCTACGGTCAATCGTGCGATGAATTACTTGGCGCAATTACTTCAAAAAGGTTAATCCACGGAAAACAGGCAGAATTATCCAAGCAAATCTTATCGGCGGTAAGACTTCCAGTCGGTGACGGAGGCTGGATTATTGGACGGCGCGCCTCAAGCGTTGCCGTGTGCGCAGCCGTTGCGACCGCTCTTTGCACACATTTCGCGACACGCCCAGAGACAGAGATAGACATTCTCTTCGGTTAGGCGTATAAGCGCGCTCTACACTTTGGACATGGCATTAAAGGATCTATTCATAACAAAGCCGGAAATCTTACCGGCGACCGCCGACGTGGCAGCCTCCCTTGCTCCCGTCAATACTCTTGACTCGATATTTAATTTCCTAGGTACTGCCGGCGTTACTGCGACTCGCTTGGAATTTATGTCCGTCCCGACGTGCGCGCGCGCTAGAAATATCATCTCCTCAAGTGTTGCAAGTATTCCGCTTAAAGTTCGCACTAAAGCAGATGGTGCGCGAGTAGAATCTCCGCCACGCGTTATTAATCAACCAGATCCACGAATTCCCGGATCCGCTACTTACGCATTTCTCGCAGAGGACTTATTGCTCTACGGTTACGGTTATTTACGTATTCTGGAAATTTATGCCGACACATATCGCATTAGATCAGCCGAGCGAATTAATCCTCTTCGCGTCGGAGTTCAAACTAATTCTATCGGAACCGAAATCGAGTATTACACCGTAGACAATTATCAAGTGCCAGATACAGGCGTCGGATCTCTTGCCGTATTCTACGGAAACGACGAAGGAATTCTCCATCGCGCCGGTCGCACAATTAAAGCAGGAGCAGAATTAGAACGCGCCGCGACAATGTACGCGCGCGAGCCGGTTCCAACAATGGTTCTCAAATCTAACGGAACAAATCTTCCGGCAGATCGAATTGCGAAATTATTAGAATCATGGGGCGCAGCTCGTCGCAATCGCGGAACTGCATTTCTCAACGCCGACGTTACTTTGGAAACTCTTGGATTTGATCCCGAGAAATTGCAACTTAATCAATCCAGATCCTACGTTTCAACGGAACTTGCTCGCGCTACAGGAATTCCTGCTTATTACGTGGACGCCGAATCTGGATCTAGCATGACTTATTCTAATGCGTCTTTGGCCAGACAATCTTTACTTGACTTCTCTTTGCGGCCAATCATGACAAGTATAGAAGAGCGTCTTTCCATGACAGGAATGGCAAACGACTTTATTCCGGCTTCTCAAGAAGTTAAATTTGATCTTGATGATTATCTACGCGGATCGGCGAAAGAGCGCGCCGACGTTTACAAAATTCTTTACGACATAGGAGCAATAACCGCCGATGAAATCCGAATGGAAGAGGACACAATCCGATGAAAGAAAATCCAATAAATCTCAACTTTTCAATCAAAGTTAGCGCGACAGACTTTCCAAAGCGTGAGATCTCTGGTCGCATAGTGACATGGAATGAAGTCGGCGCAACTTCTGCCGGTGAGACTTTATTTACTCCAGGATCTATCACTTTCGGCGATTCCACTAAATTATTACTCGAACATCGCCGCGAATCTCCTATTGGATTCCTTAAATCGTATTCAGTCAATGATTTCGGAATTGACGCAACGTTCTCCATTGGAAGCACAACCGCCGGAAACGATAGTCTTATCGAGGCAAGTTCTGGATTGCGCGATGGTTTCAGCGTGGGAGTTATAGCCGATAAATATAAAAACATCGACGGCGTTCTTACAATTTCAGCGAGTTCTCTTAAAGAGGTTTCACTCGTTACAGATCCAGCGATAGCAAGTGCGAAAGTGGCAATCGCCGCAAGCGAAAATTCTGATTCGGAATCTCCGGAGACAGAAGAAAACAATCCAACTAATGAAGGAGAAAACGAAGTGGAAATCACTCCAACCGTTCCAGACGCTCCAGCCGAAACGGTTGAAGCGGCGAAGGTCGTTAACTTAGGTTCAGCACCTCTCGCATTTACAAAACCACGTTCGCCAATCGTCTCGGACGCTACTTATCTCGAGCATTCAATTCGCGCGACACTCAATCCAAATTCGGATTCTGCTCTCTACGTTCGTGCGGCAGATGACACCATGAGCACACTCGGAGGATTTAATCCGACTCGCCAACTCGATCAAGTAATTAACGGTCTTACTAATTACACACGAAGCAACATCGACGCAATTTCTCGCGCTGCACTTCCAGACGCAGGAATGACTTTCGAAATTCCTAAAATTACAGCCGTGCCAACGGTTGCCGTAACCGCAGAAGAAGGCAATCCTTCAGAAACAGGCACAACTGCTTCTTATCTATCCGTAACCGTTCAAAAGTTCGCAGGACAGAACACTCTTTCCGTCGAACTTATCGACCGTTCTTCACCGGCATTCTTTGAAGAACTTATTCGCCTAATGGCAGGTGCTTACGCAAAAGCAACAGATACCGCAGTCAATGCCGCGATTATTTCTGGAGCCTCACTTGACGCAACAACAACAGTTACTTATCCAACTGCAAGCGAACTTCTCGGAATTGTTAGCCGTGGAGCCGCTTCGGTCTATGCAGGAACTCAGGGCTTCGCTCGTAACATGATCTGCAATACTTCACAATGGGCGAACCTAATGACACTTAACAATTCAGGCGCGCCTCTTTACAACGTTGCCGCAGGAACTAATAACTTCACCGGTGGACAAGTAAATCCGCAATCAGTACGCGGAAACGTTGCGGGTCTTGATCTCTACGTTACTGCTAACACCGCAAGCACAACTGATACAGATGGATCCATCTTAATCGTCAATCCAGACGCTTATACATGGTACGAGTCTCCAACACTTCGCTTAACTTCTAACTTAATTAATACTGGTCAGGTTGAAGTCATGTATTACGGTTACGGCGCAATCGCGACAAAGGTCGGAGCTGGAGCATTCAAGAATAACAAGGCTTAATTAGCCTGATAATCATGGGCTAGGTGCGCTCCCGTATCTAGCCCAGCAGTAGAGAGGATCGGAAATGCCTAGCATAGTTACGGCGTCACAACTTCGCACCGTGCTAGGCGTTTCCGTTTCCTTATATTCCGACGCATATCTTGA